TTAGAAATCTCCTTTGAAAAAAATATTATAACGATACATATTATTTTTTAACTAATTTAGGCTTAACAAGCCTAGGTCTTATAGCATCCAATGAACAGAGCATTTTTTTGCAGCCAGCACTGAACTTGACATACTACACTTTTCTTTATGCCAGTATACACTGGCATTCCCGCTAATAGCTGAATCACCCGCAGAACGGTTCAATAAGTGTGTTGCATGCATCGGTTGAACTCACAGCTCTTAGCAGACTGTCAGATGTAATCATGTCTTACTACAGAACATCGTCATATCAAGTCTGAGCTAATACATTTGAGTTACTGATGGAGTTCGGCCCCACGCTTTTTCTGGAGCAAAAGTTCGTTGCGTGTACCGACATTCCGAATGTCTGTTCTGTTAGTGCGTCTCTAAACATTTTCTTAACTTCAGAATCATCCCAGCTAGCAGCACCACTATCCAAAAGATTCGGCACCGCGGTGGCTTGCTCAGATGCTATAGGGATTATTTCCGCTTCACTATTCAAACCACCTGACCCACAGTTATTGACAGGACTCCGAGTCGCGGCAGAGCCGCTCTTTAAGGTCAAAAGATTAAGGTCAACGTCAACGGCTTTAGCAACGATGCGCCATTGAGTTGTACGCGTAACATGAACATTGTCAGAACCAAGATGCGGGGCGAAGATGCCCACAACCTTCTGCACCTCCTCGTCATACGCATTAAGCTCGTCAGCCACCTTACGGGCAACCCGGACAGTCTGCGTGTCACGCGGTACGTTTGCCCCACCCTGTGCAGCAATGTACAAATCAAAATCACCGCCATCGGCTGCGGCTCTGACATCTTCCACTCGCTCATCAAGCTCACTGGCGATGCTCACACCACGTGGTAGTTTACGCAGCTCGCGATAAGCACCCATTGTCGGCACACCAATCGGTTTAAATTGAGGGATTCGCCATGTGGATGCCCAGGCATTAACTGCTGCTGCGGTGTCTTTTAACGGCTTGCCGGTGTCTTTATCCAGTTCGCCATCCAGCGCGTAACCGTCGATATTCTTTGCGATGTATTTTGCGATATAACCCGCCGCCCCACCTTTGTTGAGGTGCTTACACTCAAAGCGATTTTTGGCCGCCCCACGTTCATCACCATCTTCTTTTAAAGAGTAACGACTCATGATCCCGATAACCTGCTGACGCTGGTCAGGCTGGCAGAAAAGCATCATGTGCCAATGCGGTGTGCCATCGTGATGAGGCTCGACGACGCGCATGCCATACACATTCAGGTCATTGTCTTTGAATGCAGTGCGCATCTTGCTCCAGATGCCACACAGATAGCGCTGACCATCTTTCGGGCTGTAAGCTTCTTCGTTCCATTTATGGTTAAGCTGGACGGTTTTATCCGCACCTGCGACGCGTGTCGGGTGATATTTGGATGGGGTCGTTATGGTAATAAACATTCCGACATCACCCTTGCTGGAGGCGTAACGCTCAATACCCGCAATAGTGTTCATTAATTCCATGCGGCGGATTTCAGGGTTAGAAATGCTTTTAAGCACCTTATCAATCAGGTCGATTCGCTCGCCGGTTTCCACGTTCTCTAGTTCGCGGCTTTTCAGATATTCCAGATTAGCCAGGCGACGCGCATGTACATCCCGAATGGCTTGTTTGCTGGCGTAAGGTGAACGTTTTTTACTGACCTCGCCGACCGCAATTAACAGCGCTTCATTCCATCGGGTGCGCTGTACTTTAAACTGAGCAACCCACCAGTCATCGGTAATCAGACGGAAAACGGCTGAAAACGCTTCACGTGCAGTCAGCTTTCCTTTGCGATACTTTTTCCAGTGCAGCGGCGTGACATTGAACGCGCGGGCTGCCCCCGCAATTTCACCGTAAAGCCAGGATTGAGCCTCATCGGTAAACAGCACTTCTTTTTTATCGCCCTCATGTTCGCTGGCATAGCTGTCGCTGAGTTCTTCATATGCACTGAATAACTGAGCCGCTATCCGTCCCGCGAACTTCTCCAGCGCTTTATCGTTCATACCCGGCAGATGTGAGTAAGCATCCTGTTCGGACAAAAAACGTATTGAAGCGTCGGTGTTCATCCGGTGATTGCGATTTACGCGTTCAATGCGTGGCCATAAGCGCCGCTTGAAAGTGGAGGTCAGGAACCGCAATGCATCAAGCTGGCTTGAGTGGCGTTTCAGCCAGTAATAGCGATTACTGAATTTGGTGCAGAGGTTATGCGGGAGCGTATTTATCTCAGCTAAAACCGCTTGCACCTGACGGTGTTCGTCACGTGTAAGCGCTCTGTCATAGGGATCTCGCGAGATAGCCTCGCGCGGTGCGTTCCAGGGATAAGCACCGACGAATGATTTGCCGGTGCCTTGAATCAGAGGTGTGGCAGAAGGAGCGATACGCCCCCGCTCATTATTGAGCATAGGCATTAAAAGCGTGTTCACATACCTGCGCAATGCGCGCAATTTCTGCGGCCATTGCCTCAACCGAATCAACAACTGAGGTCTGGATGTGATGATGAATCAGACCGGTTACAAGCTGGTTAATCTTCGGGTAATAACCAATAGTATCTAACCATTCTTTGCCCGCCATTTTCCCTGTTTTCGCTATCTTTTTTTCCTGCAAAATAAACTGATACTGATCGCTGGTAATGACCCACTTATCGCCAACCTGAATATGGACTGACATATTTAACCCTCAATATTATTGATTTTATTCACGGCGGTCTGACACAGCTCGCCACAGTGATTTATCTCTTTTAAAAGCTCGTTGATGTTATTGACCCGCTTCAGAAAAATAGCTCGTTTGACCATCAGGTTAATCAGGTCGGAAATCAGCTTTAACTCACTGGAATAAATGGCGACCGTTGGATAAGAAACCGCACCGGTGTCCTTATCGTGTTTCACATCAGCCAGAACAAATGAGCCATTCAGCTTAGTGACCGAATACCAGTTTTTGACGATGACCCGACGGTTACTCACAGGCCAGCCCCTCGCTGGTAACTCAGACCTGATTCATGCAACTTCCGCGATTCCTGGTGGAGCAGTTCAACAATCTCAACACCAGACAGTTCATTGTTTGTGATATGACGGATAAGCCCGTCAATGTGTGACGAGTACTTAACAGCCGCATCAGCCTTGCCTTCCGCTCGAGCCTGAGTGAGAAGTGAATTTAATTGTTCGGTGTTACGTTGGTGATTAATTCTTACGGCCATAATCCCTGACTCCAGATAATAAAAAGCCACACACAGTGAAGTGCGTTAATTTTTTCCGTACATTAATTAATGGAGATATTGTTCAGGTTTAACTGCTGTCAATATTACTGGCGTGTATTCAAATAAATTAAACAGCTCGCGCATTGCCCGTATGAGAGCATCCCGCCAATGACATTGTTCATTTTCGATATACCAGTACGGTTGATTAAATTCATCTTCTGTCAGCCCTGCATGTAAAAACAACGTGCGTCGCTGGCTCACGGTCAGACGACCAATGAACCCTGCTTTACTTACGCCTAAAGCTCGCTGTTTTGTGAATGCGCCGCGCAGTTCATCAATGGCGCAGACAATACGCTCACGATCACAATCGTTCATTTCTTCCAGACGCATGACAGAATGGCGTTGTTTTAACTGAGCGTGAAAGCAAACTGTAAGGCGTTCACGTTCCAGCATGTCATTGTAGAAATTACAGGATTCAACCCAGCGAGGTTTTGCCAGGTGTTTAGCGACCAGACCACGCAGGCCAGCCGGTTGATTTTTCACTACTGCAAATGTCATGACTGTCATTTAAATAGTCTCCCTGCCACTTTCAGGCATCGCTGAAAAGCACCGGCAACGCCATAACGACGCGGCTGACGAATAATTAAGCCTTTACGTCCTTTACCGTGGGTAATGGTGAAATCCATCGGGCGTGTTGCCTGATGGTTGTGCAGGAACTGAGCAATACATCGTGGTTCGGTCATCACATTCCCCTCAGCGCATCGGCTCGCCTAAACCCAACCACATCAACCACCCTTCCCTGATTTCTTTAGGTCGGCTTTCATACGCCATTTTCATTCCATTGTTCCAGGCTGGCAGATAGACCCAATACTCCCCTGCTCGTTTCGTTGCTGATAGCGGGTCGGTCATCTCAATGACAGGAAGCTTACCTTTTTCAATCATGCCTCTGACCGCTGACGGAGTTTTGCCAATAAGGCGGGCAAATTCAGGATATGGGACAGCATCGCTGATACTTACAACTTGTTTGCTCATCTGCTAACCTTTTATCTAGATCTAACCAATGGGTTCTAATGTTCTCTAATGGGCTTTAGTGTAATCGCAACACCAATAGAGACACCCGATACAAACTTGAAATTCACGAAGATTATTAGAGGATCTTGATAACATGTCAATCGCAATTAGCGAAAAACTGGCGCTTATGCGCGAGTCGGAAAGATTAAACAGGAAGCAATTCGCTGAAATTACAGGAGTTCCGTACAGTTCTTTGACTTATTACGAAAGTGGAAGAACGACACCTCCCACCGATATAACGATGAAAATTCTCAATAACCCAAAGTTTATGAAATACACAATGTGGTTTATTACTGATCAAATTGCACCAGAAGCCGGGCAAATTGCACCGGCACTCGCACACTTTGGGCAAGGAACAACAACCTCACCCCAATCAGAGCAAAAAACTGGCTGACAATTTATCGGCGATATATACATGTGAAATGTATGTCACTAGCAGATAAATATCCCAACCACAGACAGAAAGAGTTACGAGTAAAAAGTAAGCAAACCAATCGGAGGGTTTTCTGATGACAATCAAGAAACTCGATGATGGTCGATGGGAAGTGGACATTAGACCTGCTGGTCGCAACGGAAAGCGTATCCGCAGGAAGTTTGAAAAGAAAAGCGAGGCTGTCGCTTTTGAGAAGCACACTCAATACAACCACCACAACAAAGAATGGCTCTCGAAGCCGACAGATAAGCGACGCCTCTCAGAACTGACTCAAGTTTGGTGGAAGTTAAAAGGGCAGCATGAAGATTATGGACAGGGTTATCTCAGAAAAATTGAACTCTTTACTGAAATAACCGGCGACCCGTGTGCATTTCAGATAACCAAAGCACTTATCAGTCAGTACAGCACTGCGCGAAGAAGCTTGGGTATCAAGCCTGCAAGCATAAACCGTGACCTGACTTGTCTTAGCGGGATGTTTACAGCTTTGATTGATGCTGAATTATTCGGTGGTGAGCATCCAATCCGGGGCATGAAAAGGCTTAAAGAGCAGCAGCCAGAAACCGGGTATCTGACACAAGATGAGATTGAACTACTGCTTTCCAAACTTGACGGAGATAACAAGAAGATCGCCGTACTTTGCCTGAGCACTGGAGCAAGATGGGGTGAGGCTGTGAAATTAAAAGCTGAACATATCATTCAGAACCGCGTGACGTTTGTTAAAACCAAAACAAACAAGCCGCGCACAGTTCCTGTATCGAAGGAAGTGGCTGAAATGATTGCAGGCAATAAACGCGGATTCCTTTTTATTGATGCCCATTACAAAGAGTTCCGGCAAATACTGAAGGAAGTAAAACCGGATTTACCGTCTGGCCAGGCAACTCATGCGCTTCGCCACAGTTTTGCTACTCATTTTATGATTAACGGAGGAAGCATTATCACGCTGCAACGAATACTGGGACATTCGCGAATTGAGCAGACTATGACCTATGCTCATTTCGCGCCTGAATACTTACAGGATGCCGTGACGCTCAATCCACTTCGTGGCGGAACTGAAGCGAAAAACGTCCACACAGTGTCCACAGACCAGTAG